CTAAGGGCTTTGGAGCCTTTGATAAGACAAGAGGGTATCAAATGGGACGAAAAGGAGGAGCAGAAAGCCCCCTCTGTTGTTATTAAGGTAGACGAAATACACCAACACGTAGACAATAGCCCTATTGATACCCAATAGGCGTTGGTATATATAGAAGTGGCGCAAATGTATATTGTCGACACTTGATAGCCCTCTATATACAGCCCCGTTTGGCCTATATGGTGTATACAAGCCCCCTATGTACATGAATATAATGGGTTACACGTATGAATTGAGCACAAATAGACTAGGGGGGAGTCGGCGTTGTGAGTGCAAACCTCTAGGGACCCATATCACTCCCCCACACAAACCTCTGAATTACAGACCACACTTATCCCCACTTGTCAAATGACTAACTAACACTAAGAAAACCAATGATAACCAAAACAGCAATAGAAGAATGGCAAAGAAAGATGGGCCACGTAAATGACCCCTATATACAAATGGGTATCAAATGGCTTAAAGGCGAAATCGTCATTAAGGAATTCGCAGGTTTCAAGCTCACCCCCAAGCAGGTAGAATTCGTAAACAACAAGGATGCCGAGCTTCTCGTCTCTGGCGGTTATCGTTCAGGTAAAACCGTGGGACTAGCCATCAAACTCTGGCTTATCTGCATGTGGTTTCCCAAGAATCAAATCCTCCTCGGCAGAAAGTCCCGAACAGACCTCGACTCAACTACCATCCCAACACTCTTTTCTATATTTCCTGATGGCTCTTATAAGTACAAGGTAGGTCCAGGAATCATCGAGTTCCCCAACGGCTCTCAAATCCACTGTAAAGGATTGGATGCCGATGCTGGAGGAGACGACACTAAGAAAGCCAACCAAAAGGTAAAGGGTATGACACTAGGAGGTGTAGCCCTAGACCAGCTGGAGGAGATAGACCAAAAGATGTACAACGACTTAACAGGTCGGTTAACTATTAACATCCCCTATAGACCAATCTTCGCCACTACTAACCCTGCTACCTTCTGGGCATATGAGTACTTTAAGGCTGACCCTCGACCATGGACCCATCTCATTGAAACTGGAATGCTCGACAATGCTCCCAACCTACCCGAGGGATTCATAGAGGGACAAATGACCAAACCCAAGACCTATGTTGATAGATTTGTTCTGGGTATCTGGGACCCCACCAACGTACAAGAAGGCCGTGTGTTCCCCGATGACCACTTAACCGATAGATGGTGTCGAGAACCCATTCGAACTATGTCAGGCATTAAGATATTTGAAGAACCTAGACATGGTGCTGTATACCAACTGGGTATTGACCCTGCTGCAGGTGGAGATGACCCCTGTCACATGACTATGATTGACAAGACTACTGGACGTGAAGTTGCTAACTTTCACGGTAATGTACCCGTCACAGCCCAAATAGAGGCCGCTCAGAAGCTCTGTATCATCTTTTCTACTTCTCAGGAGGTTCTGGCTATTCCCGAGGTAAACGGAGTGGGACAAGCGTTTATAGAAGGCTTTAAGAAAGTATGGAACAACATTTACGTTAGAGAGATTTACTCGAAGAGAGACAAGAAGACTACGGATAAATTAGGTTGGTATTCATCGTTCTCTAACAAAACTCAAATCATTGAACACATGAAGGAGCTTTTGACTTACAGCTTTCCCAAGTTCTCAGACCGAGAGACCCTCAGAGAATTCCAAATGTTCGTATATACCAACGATGCCAAGACTCACGGGGCTAGTTGTCCATCGCCTTATCACGATGACCGAGTAATGGCCACCCTATTTGCGTATATTGATGTAACTCCCAAGGCCTCAACTGAAACAGATGACGAAGAGTTCAATCTGTATGGCAACTTTATGTTATCGTAGTTTATAATTAAATCATGGCTAAACTCAACAAAGACGCTATCGAACAGGAAGCGTTAAATATTATTAAAAGTGAACGTGACAAGTGGGAAGATGCAGAGACACAGGTAACAGAACGAGTAAGATTTCGAATCAGAGACCTTATCAGAACTTGCCGAAAGAACTATTATGGAATATTTGACAGTCCAACAGACCCAATCACGGGACGAAAGCGAATATTCTACCCACTCACGGAAGAACTTTGTGACTCCATCGCTCCAAAGGTTGGAATTCAAACTAAAAACGTTGATTTTACAGCAACTAATGAAGACGGCTACATAACAGCCGAGATTCTTCGACTATCAGTACGAAAGTTTCTACGAGATAACTACGTTGGCGAGATGCAAGACGAGGATTCTGCTAATCTTGTTATCGATGGAACAGTAGTTCGAAAGACTTGGACAAAGAAAGGTAAAATTTGTACACGAAATGTCGACCTCTTAAACGTTTACATTGACCCAACAGCTAAATCTATCCAAGAAGCATACCGATTCACAGAACGTGGCGTTATGTTTGCTGATGAACTCAAGAAAACAGGCTGGAGAAATGTTTCTGAGGTTAAGGCTTCTGAACAAGTTCCTCGAATCGACTCTCAATATAAAAACTCTGCAGCAACAGGTTCACCTCAAGTGGACATCTGGGAACTGTACGGAAAAATCCCTGAATATTTAATTACTGGCGACACCCGAGACACAAACGACATCGATGGTCACATCATTGCATCAGGTCTCGAAGCAGGTACACCTCTTGTACACATTCTTGAGAAGAACACTAACAAAGACAAGATGGGTAACGTTGTTAAACCTTATGAAGAAGGCTGGTACATCCGTGTTCCTGGCCGATGGTATGGAAAAGGTGTAGCAGAAAAACTACTTGCTCTTCAAGTATGGATGAACCTAATCGTAAACATTAGAATCACACGAGCAACACTATCTCAACTTGGTATTTTCAAAATCCGACGGGGAAGTAACATCACTTCATCACAGATTTCAAAGTTGGGAGTGAATGGTGCAGTATCAGTGAACTCAATGGATGACATTGAACAACTTATCGTACAAGAAGCATCACAAGCCTCATATCAAGACGAAGACAACATCAGAAACATCGCACAACGACTGACATCAGCATTCGAAGTTGTTACAGGAGAAAACCTACCAGCATCTACACCAGCAACTAACGCAGTTCTGGCTTCTAAGTCAGCAATGGGTACTTTCACCAACATCACAAACCGAAACGCTATGTATGTACAACGATGGGTAGACAGACAAGTTATTCCTAGACTAGCTAAACACTGGGACACTACAGAACTCATTAACCTACTAGGTTCAGATGATAAATTCGAAGCTCTTATTGAACGAGTAGCTGTTTCAGAAGTTAGAGAGGCTATGTACGCAAGTAATAAAATCCCAACTGAAGAAGCTCTTATGGAAGCTGTGGAATCTCTCAAGGATTCATATCGAAAGAACGGTAATCTCTTCATCACAGAACTTAAAGACCTCGCTATCTCTGCTGTTGACACACGGGTACAAGTTTCAAACGAAGACCTCGACAACGCAGTAATCTCAGACAAACTTATCTCTGTTCTACAACTTGCTCCTGAATACAAAGGACACCTCATCAAACAACTCTTCAATGTTCTAGGACTTGCTATTCCATCTGAACTCTACAAAGACCTCGCAGACCCTGGAATGAACAAGACTCTAGTTGAACAAGGACAAGCACAACAAGAACTCGCACAAGGACAAATGGAACAACAAGGACTTCCACCAGTACAAGGTGAAGTGCAACAAACAACAGATGCACTCACTGGTCAACTCGCTAACAGAGCCTAATCAATCTTTGTCAAGCTTAGTGATAGAATAAGGTTATGAGTAATGTCAAGGAAGATAAGGCTGTTGAAAAACGTCTTAAAGAAATTTATGAGTGTACCCGCCATGATGGTTGGAAGCATATTGAAGATATGTTCTCTGCAAAAATAGCGGACCTTAAGAATATCGAATCCCTCGCCTCTTATAAAGACGAAGACAAACTCAAAATGATGACTATCCACATTGAAGTTGCTCACAGACTTACAGAGGTATTGAATCAAGTTACAGCTGAAGTAGAGTTTCACAACTCTGAAACAACTGACCAGATTCGAATCTATGGAGCAGACGACTTCACAGGAGAATAATCATAAACATTACAACTAAATAACACACAACATGCCAGACGAAAACATTACTTTAGAGGCACTAGATGGAGAATCCCACGTGAATTCTGCATCCGCATCTGAAACTGTTACACCTGAAGGGAACCCGCTATCGGAATCTCAACTCAGAGGACTTTCACTTGATGAACTCAATGAAACACTCGGTAAACAGTTTAAAGATAAAGATAGTGCAATTAAAGCCATCAAAGACACCTTCTCTTACGTAGGAAAGAAAGTAGACCAAGTAGAAGCCGAACTTAAAAACAACGGTTTCATCTCTAAACGAGAGCTTGAGGAAGTTCTATTCTATCGAGACAATCCTGAATTTGGAGCAAACAAAGACATCATTGATGCCTATGCCTCTAAGTTTGGAATCTCTGCAAAAGAAGCAGTGAAATCAGAAGCTTTAAGTAATCTCTTAGCCAAAGCACAAAAAGCCGACTCTTATGAAAGTAACCAATCAGTGATTGAATCAAATCCTAGATTAGTTGCTTCACGTTCTAGTATGGATAAAGCCCGAGATATGGCTATGTCTAAAAACTCAGAACACAGAGAGGCACTCGTTGCAAAAGCGGTGTTGGATGCTTATGAAAAGTAAACAATTACTTAAATAAACATTAAACAAATTATCAAATATGTCAGTAGCAAATACAGAATTAACATACGGTGACGTATCTCGAAAGGAGGACGTAGTTCTAAATGCAATCGAAATCCTAACAGCTCAAGAAAATCAAATTTTCAACAAGCTTGGACGAACAGTTGCAATCGATGAAGTACACTCATTCCTAGTAGATACTCTAGATACACCAGGTACATTAGCATACGCACAAGGTGCAGACTTTAGTAACGCAGCTCTTACAACTCCTACACGATTGACAAACATCGTGCAAGAAATCGCTAAGAAATTCGCTGTTTCAACTAAACAAAACGCAGTAGAACACTATCACGGACAAAACGAACTAGAACGACAAACAACTAAGGCACTTAAGGACTGGGCTAACTCAGCAGAATTTGACCTAGTTCGAAGTACTCTAGTTTCAGGAGCTTCAGGAACAACAGCAAAGATGAACGGAATTATCGCAGCAATTAGTAAATCAACTAACACAACTGTTCAAACATCTGGAACTGTATTCTCAGCTTCTATCCTTGATGGACTTATGGCTAACGCTTGGACAAACTCAAACGGAGATGTACCAACAGACCTATACGTAGGAGCTGGAGTACGAACAACTATCGATTCATTTGTACAAAAATCAAACGTAGTAGTTAACTCACCAGACATTTCAACAATCGTTCGAACTGTTACAACTTACGCAACTGCTTTTGGAACTATCGATATTTCAACACACCGATATGTACAACAAGCAGCAGACGCAACTGCAAGAATTCTAGCAATTCGACCAGAGAAATTGAAAACTGCTTTCCTTACTAAACCAATGATTATGACAGACCTAGCGAAAGCTGGAGCATATGACCCTCGGGCATGTTACGGTTCATTCACATTGGAAGTACGAAACCAAGATTCAAACTTCTTCGCATCTGGATACCTTAAATAATTAAGACCATTGCTTACTGGGTACCACTTCTCTTTGAGGCTACCCAGTAAAAGAGAAAGTAATGGCTTTGCTACCGACATAGTATTAACTCTAATATTATGTACGAAAAAATAACACAAATAGTTGAAGATTATATTGCTAAAAAACCCGAGGAATATTCTCGTGTTGTTGAACAAATTGAACAACGAAGAAAAGCACTTAAAGACCAACACTTTGGTCAGGGTGAAGGTGGTTATTCAGCACTATACGAATTACCTGAGGATATACATAATTCACTTAACACTGAACTTGACCCCGAGGAACGACAAGAGTTTGCAAGACTAGAACACAGAAAATGGTTTGCAAATACTTTTCCACAATTTAGATTACCTGACGAAGTATAATCACTATATGAAAAACAAACTCGCCTTAGCAATGATAATTAAAAACACTAAAGAGGAGATAGAACTCCTTAATAGATGTTTGGAAAGTTTACAAGGTTCGTATGACAAAGCATTCATCACTGTAACAGATGACAAGCCACCAGTTTCTAAAATTAAATATCCTGTAACACTATCTAACTTTAAATGGGTCAATGACTTTGCTAAAGCAAGAAACTTTAACTTCTCACAAGTACCCGAAGACTACGATTTTATTATGTGGTCAGATGCCGATGATGTTTGGTTGAATGCTACTTCAATTAAAGATACACTCCAAGAACATAAACTAGATGGTCTGGGAGTCTTCTACGCATACGACCATGATGAGTATGGTAACTGTACTGTAGCCCACAAGAAAACAATGGTAGTTAGAAGAGACTCATGCGAATGGGTGGGTTCACTTCACGAAGAACTTATTCCCCAAAGAGATTTAAATGTTTCACTAGCAACTGAGATTAAAAGAATCCACAGACCCAACGAAGGACACGCACAAGAAGCACAAACACGAAACGAACTTATTTCTAAGGCAGAGTTCGAACATAACTTCCTAGACCCCCGAACAGCCTGGAACTATGGTAACTCTCTGATTGGAGTTGGTAAGTCTAAAGAAGCTATTGAAATCTTTTCTAAGTTCACAGAAGAAACAGGTTCAACAGAAGAAGAATATCTTGCATACCTAAGAATGTCAGAAGCATATCAGTCAATGAATGATTCTAAGAATGCAATTAAATATCTACGAATTGCTATTGGACTAAAACCCAACTATCCTGATGCTTACTTGCGATTAGGACAACTTCACTATGATAAAAACCAACTAGACGAAGCAATCTTTTATACTGGTAATGCTTTGATGTTAAAACCACCAACAGATTCAATCGTGGTGTTTAATCCCCGAGACTACGACTATAACCCTCTCCTCTTACTTGCTAAGTCTTATTACAAGAAAGGTAAGTATGAAACTGCTCTAGCCATGCTTAAACAAGTTCAAAAGATTGTACCTAAATCTGAATACATTGAAGGTCTTGTGAAAGAACTTGATGCCGAATACAAAGAAGTTAATTCAGTAACAGACTTGGTAAATCAAATCATGACTATTCAGGATGTTGAAGAAAGAAAGAAAGCTATTCTGGCTATTCCCCGAGAAGTAGAGAATCATCCTAAGGTTTGTATTCTACGAAACAATCATTTCATTAAAACAGAGTCATCAGGAAAGGACATCGTGTTTTACTGTGGAATGACTACTCACGAATGGAATCCCATTATGTTCAAGACTAAAGGAGTTGGTGGTTCAGAAGAATCTGTAATCCATCTATCTAAACGATTTGCTGCAAAGGGATACAACGTAGAAGTCTACGCTAACATTGGCCGAGATGACATTATCGAAGATGGTGTTCACTGGAAGCCTTTCTGGAAGTTTAACTTCAAAGATAAATCAGACGTCTTATACCTCTGGAGAAGCCCCAAATTGACCGACTACGAGCTTGGAGCAGAGAAGGTGATAGTTGACATGCACGATGTAATGCAACCAGGCGAATTCACCAAACAACGGCTAGATAAGATTCATAAGGTGATGGTTAAATCCCAATACCACAGAAGTCTATTTCCTAATATCCCTGATGAAAAGATTTGTGTAGTACCTAATGGATTTGAACTTTCTAAGGAAGAAGAAAAGCGTGACCCCATGCTTCTCATTAACACTTCATCTCCTGACCGTTCACTAGATGTACTACCCGAACTCTTCAAACGAGTAAAGGAACAAGTACCCGAAGCAAAACTTAAGTGGGCTTATGGTTGGGAAATCTTTGACAACGCTCACTCAGGTAACGAACAAATGATGAAATGGAAAGAAGAAGTTGTCAATAAGATGGAAGAAGCGGGTATTGAGAACCTAGGAAGACTATCTCAAAAAGAAGTAAGTAAACTTTACAAACAAGCGAGAGTATTTGCTTATCCATCTGTGTTCCCTGAGATTTGCTGTATCTCTCTTACGAAGGCACAAGCAGGTGGAGCTATGCCTGTGACATCAGACTTTGGAGTATTCAAGGAGAAGAACAAATGGGGAAAGATGGTTCCTGTTGAAACCACACAAGGTTATCAATATGGTAAGTTTGCTTTCGGACTCGACACAGAGGAATCTAAAGATGCGTGGGTAGAAGAAGTAGTTAAGATTCTCAAAACTCCCTACAAGGAGAATAAGGAGATGATTGACTGGGCATACGAAAATTATAACTGGGATAAAATAACAAACCTATATGAACGAGCTATCTAATATAAATCTCCCTATTACGGAGATTGCTGAAATGATGGGACATCTTAATATCTCATCTACTGAACTAAAGAATCCTGCAAGATTTCAAAAGTTTAAATTCATTGCTGAGTTTATTAAAGACATCCCCAACAAGGATAGATTCTTTACTCGACTAGCGAAGTCAGGACAAATAAATATAGACAAGGTGGATTTCTTTTATGAGTATTGCAATCACAGACAAGTTCTAGAAAACACACTCAAACAAAAAGCATTCATAGAAGAACAATGGATTAAAACTGGCGATGAAATGCTATTCGAAGAACTACAAGAAATGGGTACAGAGATTAACGACATTCAGTCAACTATAGACACGTATGAAAACTAAAGTAGATTTTTTTTGGTTTGGCATAAAAGGCCGTTATGGAATTTGGAAGGATGGTCTTTACTATGCAATGAAAGAATTAGAAAAAGAATTCGATGTAGAGTACAAAGACCCTGCTGAAGATGAGATAAGACCTGATGCTGTTATCTTATTCTGGGAAGCTCCGTGCAGTGTTAAACATCCTGAGTATTCTATCTGGTTTAATAAAATTAGATTTGCTCCTAATAAGAAAATCCTTCTATTCGCAGGTGGTCCTATCGAGGCCGAATGGTTTGAAGGCTTCGACCATGTTTGCGTAGAGAGTGCAATCAACGCATCAGAACTAGAAATGCTAAACATCCCCCACTCAACAGCATTTGGAATTAACTCAGACATCTGGCGACCTTTAGAACAAGAAAAGAAATGGAAAACTAACACGATAGGAACTTGTGCAAGTTGGAAAAGACAATGGTTAGCAGGAGAAGCGTTTGGTAAAGATGCCTTGGTGGTCGGTAGAGGACAAGAGTCAGACCCTTATCCATTTGACAAATGTCGAGAAATGGGTGCAACAGTCTTAGATGAGATGGACCCCGAAGAATTAAATGTTCTATTGAACCAAACAGGAGTATGTCTTCAACTTGCAGATTACTGGGGAGGTGGCCAACGAGTAACTCTCGAGGCCATGTCAGCAGGTATCCCTGTTGTGTGTATGTCAGACTCACCAAAGAACCGAGAATATGTTGAAGAATCAGGCTTTGGTCTTGTAGCAGAACCCAACATTGAATCAATCAGACACGCAGTAAATACCCTCCTAGATGCCCCTCTAAGCCCCAAAATTGGCCGAGGTTACATCGAAAGTAAGTGGACGGGTGTTCACTACTCTAATAACTTAAAAGAAGCAATTCAAACTGTATGCGAAAAATAGGAGCCTTATTATACAACTGGAATCAAGAACCTTTTATTAAGGCCCACCTTGATATGCTTACAAAACATGTTGATAAAACGGTGGTTGTGTTAGAGCAAGTTCCCCTAGGTCAATATGCTAAAGA